ATCTCTAAGAAATCATCTATTTTACATTCTTCTATGGTTAGTATTCTATTTAGTTTTTTTACTTGTGGCACTATATATCACTCCTTTTTCTATG